TGCGCTAACGAGGGTTCGGAGATCGCAGGCGATGAGATAGTCGCCGCAATTGATATCTCCCCCTTCCGCGACAGGGCTTCCATAGCAGTGTGCGGCATTACCGAAGATGGCAGAAGGCAGCTTGAGGTCATCTACACCGCGAAGGGCACAGACTGGGTTGTTGACTTCATCAGGAAGCTGAATATGTCAACGCAACCACCAGTGAAAGTTGCTATCCAAGGCGGCGGCGCACCCGGATCTCTGATCGCACCGCTTCAGCAAGAGGGTGTTGACCTAATCATCCTTGGGCAGACGGAAATCGGTAGAGCAACAGGAGAATTTCACGACTCTGTTCGTGACGGCATGATTGTCCACCTTAACGATCCAATCGTTAACGCGGCACTAGCCAACTCGACTAGATACAACATCGGATCTAGAGAGGGAAGTAGCGAAAGTCCAACGTGGGGCTTTTCCAGAAAAGACACTTCAGGCGCGGATATAACGCCGATTGTTTCGGCTTGCTTCGCCCACTACGGAATGAGCAAATTCCTCGCTGAGCGGGGCATTGAAGAGGCTAAAAAGCCCACCCTGGCGCACATGAATGCGCCTATTGGCGGAAGGATCTGGTAAGTGCCCGAAATTTTGAATCCCCCTCCCTATGGTGGTGAAGATCCGGTAAGAAATGCCGTTCTCGCGCCGCCATCCGGTGAAAGCGGCCAGAAGCTGGCCGTCTACATCAGCCAAGAGGTTTATCCGAAGTGGCACAAGGAAAAAGTGCGCCTGGACAAGCTGAGCGGGTGGATGGACGGCAGACAGCCGTACTCCGTTCGCGTTGGGCCTAGGGATCTCGAAAAAAGGTCACTTCTGGACCTTTCGCGCTCACCATGGCTTGGCCTAGCCGTCTCGATCTTCGCGCAAGCGATGTACGTCGATGGATACCGCTCTCCTGACAAGAGGGACAATTCCTCTTCTTGGGATATCTGGAACGCTAACAACTTCTCAGCGCACCAGATCTCAGTTCATCGAGCTGCTATCGGTTTCGGGTACAGCTTCGTTCGCGTTCTACCGGGAGTTGACTTCACCGGAAGGCCGATGCCGGTGATCCGTGGCGTAAGCCCGAAGCGCATTTTCAGCATGTACGAAGATCCGGTTTCTGACGACTTCCCGACTTGGGCGCTGGAATGGATGCCCGACAACAAGACGTGGCGCTGGTATGACGAGGACTGCTACCACGAATTTGAAAATCCAAGTATGGACGGAAAGTTCTCCTTCGTGAGGACTGTCGAACATGGAATCGGGGTGTGCCCGATTGTTCGTTACGTCAACCAGATGGATCTCGATGGAAGGTGCATCGGTGACGTTGAGCCTGTCATTGCCGTGGCCGCGAGGATCGACAAGACGGACTACGACAGACTCCTTGTCCAGCACTACAACTCTTGGAAAGTCCGTACCGCTACCGGCCTAGAGCAGGCCGATGATGACGTTAACCGGACTGAGGACAAGAGGAAGCTCTCGCAGGAGGACATTCTCGTTTCGAGTGACCCGAACGTGACTTTCGGATCTCTCCCAGAGACGAACATGAAGCCTTTCATTGATGCGCATGAGAGCGATGTGGAATCACTCGCTTCCATGTTGCAGCTTCCCTCTCACCTTTTCACCGGGAAGGTTGTCAACGTAAGCGCAGAGGCTTTGGCAGCTTCTCGCGCACAGACAACGCAGAAGCTCTTGGAGAAGCAGACCAGCATGGGTGTTTCTCACTCTAGGATGCTTCGCCTTGCGGCAGCCATTTCCGGTGACACCGAAGCTGCGGCAGATTTCAGCTCAAGGGTCTCCTGGCAGGACGTGGAAGTTCGATCCCTCGCGCAGGCGGCAGATGCTTACGGCAAGATCGCGCAGCAGCTTGGCGTGCCGAAGCAGTTCCTGTGGCGGTTTATCCCAGGATTCGACGCAACGGACGTTAAGGAAATGGAGGAAATGGTTCTGGACAACGATCCGCTGACGAAGTACTTGCGGGACGAGTTCACCCAGGGCTACACCCCGGGTACTGGCGACAAGCGAGCGAAGATCGAGATGGAGCAGGCCGAAGCAGGGTTGAAGCAAGCACGGGACAAGAAGCAGGACAGTAGTGCTGAATTTGTCAAAGACGCTGCAAGGGCAAACAGGTCCGGAAGGGTTCTTGGCGTAACGCCGCCCAAGTTCGGATCTTCGCCAACTATCCAATGAGGTAGCTAATGGACTTGGTATCCCTCCACCACCAGGAGCAGAAGTTAATTGCCCGAAATGTGGTGGATCAGCTAGGCCCGGTTTGGAATATCCTAAATCCACATGAATTAGTGAGGGATACTTCGCAATGGTTAAAAATGGTCCGACCGATAGTCGAGAGGGGCTTCCTGGCGAGTCAATATGTCGCTGCGGAGTTTGTCAAAAATTATCGGAGTACCCAACTCGCTTCAGCGAAACCATTGGACCTTGGGGAGCCAAACCCGCTAGGGCCATTCGGAATGCACAAGAAAGCGGAGAGGGACACATCCCTTCGGATCATGGTCTCGATGAAGGTCACCGGGCCTGGATGGGTGATCGGTAGATCTTTTGAGGGCATGACACCAGATGACACATCTGACCTGATGAAGAGGGGTTTTAGTAAGTCAACCGGTGCCGCAACGAGGATTGTCCTCAATGGCGGTAGGGGTATGGTACTGGATCTGGTACGGAGTGATGTTCTTGCAAGGGGTGTCACTAGTGTTGCAGATCCTACCGCTTGCAACGGGTGTCTATTTCTAACAAATCCAATCATGAAATCTGATGGAAAAAAGAAAATGAACGCCGTTGCAGTTGGTCATGATTTCTGTAATTGCAGCACAATTCCTATCTATTAGCTAAGAACTGATACACTATTAATTAGTAAGGTTAACCAACCTTCCATTGGAATTCATCGAAAATGGACTATAAACCACCTAGAGCAGTTCAGGCCGAGGCCCGTCGCGCCCTTGCATGGATAAAAGAAGGTCATGCCGGTGGTGGATTCACCGCAACCGGTCGTGGTCGCGCATCGCAGCTGGCGCGGGGCCAAGCGGTGAGCAGGGAAACCATCGGTCGTATCGCTAGCTACCTAGCTCGACACGAAGTTGACAAAAAGGGCAAGGGGTGGTCCCCCGGTAGCGAGGGGTATCCCTCGCCGGGACGTGTCGCCTGGGCAGCCTGGGGCGGCGATGCCGCCAAGTCATGGACCGCATCGGTTCTCAAATACGACGACGATAGCGAAGATTGAGCAACCCGTCTTAACGCCCATCAGGGGCGGTTTGGTAACGCACGCCATTAAAGTTGCGGAAGGAATAAAATGGAAAACGATATCGAAGAAGCCGTTGTAGCTGCTGACGAACGCCCCGAAGATTCTCAAGAGGAATCTGGGAGCCTTGTCGATGACGGTGGTGACGATGAAGAGAAGTTTATTTCCCAGAAAGAGCTTGACCGTATCCTTCAGAAGCGGTTAAAGCGACAGGAAGATCAACTGCTCAAGAAGTATTCCGACTACGAGCAAAGAGTCTCTGAGTCGGAAAACTTTCGCAAGATTCAGGATGAGAAATCAACTGACGCGGAGCGTTGGGAAAAAGAGCGAGATCAGCTACTTTCCTCGCTGAAGGAAAGAGACGAAAAACTTACCAAGCTCGAAAGAGAAAATCTGATCGCTGACCTTGCAAGCGAGAAGGGTTTACCGAAGAGCTTCTGGAAGAGAGTCCAGGGCGATGATGCTGAAGAAATCGCAGACGACATGGACTCCATTATCAAAGACCTGGGCCTGAAAGCTGACAGGGAAGCAAGCAAGGAAAAGACGCCTCGCGCTAAAAGCGCGTTCTATGGCGGCGGTGGAGAGACTGAGGACCCTGATCCCGACACCGATTCCATTGTCTCCAAAATCCCGCGTGGGCCGCAAATTAGAGTGGATAAACCCCGCGCTTACAAGTAAGGATTAACCAACAACCATGGCAAATAGCTTTATCAAGCCTACAGTTGTGGTGGATACTGCGATCAAGCTGCTTCAGCGCGAAATCGTTCTCCCCCAGCTGGTTTGGCTGAATGGTCTCGGCGATTTCGCCGGGAAGTATCAAGACACGATCACGATTCGCGTTCCGGCTCGCACCGTTGCGCACCGCCGTTCGTTCCGTGGGACTGGCGCGGCCCGTAACCTCGTTACCGAGGATCTGACCGAGAACGCAATCCCGGTCACCCTGGATCACGACGTTTACCACGCCGTTGCTCTCACAGACGAAGAGCTGACCCTCGATATCACCGATTTCGCCGGTCAGGTCCTGAACCGTCAGATCCGCGCCGTTGCAGAGGATCTGGAAAACGGACTCGTTGAGACGATCTCTGCCGCTAACTACGCTCAGAACAACCATATCGTCACCACAACCGAAGGAAACCTGTGGCCCTCAATCGTTGAGGCTCGCCGCAAGCTGAACGACGCTTACGTTGACCGCGCTGGTCGCGTTCTCGTTGTAGGTTCCGCTGTCGAGGCCGCGTTCCTGAAGGATCCGCAGTTCATTCGTTACGACGCGACTGGCGATTCGCCCAACTCTGCGCTTCGTGACGCTACTATCGGTAGTGTCGCTGGCCTGAATGTCGTTGTCTCGGATGCACTTCCGCATCAGGATGCGTTCCTCTTCCATCCCACCGCGTTCATCATGGCTACTCGCCCACCGGCTGCGCCTCG